TTTCCCTTCAGGCGAAAGATAAAGGCCAGCTTCCCATTCGATCCGACCAAGCAATAATAAATCGGCTTCTGTTTTGCTGCGTTTTGCTGAAAGAGGCTTTATCTTCTTATAATAAGCATTTAAAGGATCAACCGCCTGATTATTATGCAACATTATTGGAACAATTCCTACTAATTTTAGATCATTTTTTTTCATCTTATCCTTTCTCTTCCCTTCATAATCTCACATTCGTCCTTACCATATGTGCCGAATATTTTTCCGTACTCATAGCAGGCGGATTTTGCATTTTAGGTTCAGTGACAAAAGCTACAAGCTCACCTGCTTTAAAAATAAACAGGGCCTGCCACCATTCGTCAAATAATATCCGCTTACTTCGCTCAACTCTTACTCCATTTGCACTCATCAACTTTTTAAGTTCAAGCTGTCGCTCTACTTCATTTTTCAGCTTCGGAGGACAAAAAACCCCACAGTCCTCAAGAGCTTTCTTGAAACAAACCATCATAAACAGCACGGCCTTGGGCTGATTTTCAAATCTATATGCCTTAGATTTTTTCAAGGCTTGCTCAACCATAGGCTCTAATACGGTTTGCAGCATGTCACATCCTCACATTCGTCTTAACTTGATAATGTACTGATATAAACATATTAACCAAAAGGGGCACTCCAATAAAATAGGCAAGCTCTCCCTTTTTGAAAATATACATCCCGTTCCGCCATTCATCTTCACCTGAATATTTGTTGGGCCTATTTTCGATTTCAACATCCCCTATTGCAGTCTGGAGATTTCGCATAATGGCTCGATAAGCGAATGGAGATAATTTTAGTCCAATACTTTCTAATCCAACCAGGGTAGCTTTCAAAAAGCACCGGGTAGCCTCTCCGAACACTCTGTCTTGGCTAAGCCCTGAGAAGTTATAGGTTTTGGCATTTTTGACGGCATCTTCCACCATATCCTTGTCGAGTTGGGGAAGATCCTCAAGATATAGGTCATTTCTAAAGTCTCTGGCTTCTTGCATTATTTCTTCCCTTTCCTGGTCTTTCCCTTTGAGCATATCGTGTGTCCACCTCTCGGTCCTGCCTTCGGAACAATTTCACAATGCATATACTTCTTTTTACTTACCTTAACGGTCCGGGTTCGGATGCTACCACCGCGTTTCTTGACCTCTTTTTTGGGCATTACATCCCCCCCATCGGCTGCCCTGCCAGGTTAAGAGTTCTTGGTTTTGCTTGTGTCGGCTGTCCGCCACCGCCCTGCGCTGGTTGCCCTGATGCCATTTGCATTATTTGCTCAGGCTGTGCGCCCAAGGCCTTGGCAATATTCTGCACCATTACCTGGATTTTAGCTTCTTGCATACCATCTATAATACTTTTTTTGTCAGGGACAATCCGGTCAACCGGCAACTGTAACGATCTAGCCGTCTCCCGCAATATCTCAGCCCTACCCGCAGGTCCGATAATCTGATTATCGACAGGATTATTTGTAAAATTCAGAAATTCCATCCTGCGAACCTGCAAAGACTCCAACATCATCAGATATTGAGAGGCTCGAGCTACAATATTGATATCACCCTTGGCCTTGTCCGGCTCATATAGCATTATGTGTTGCCAATAGGCCTTAACCGCAGGCTCTATAACACCCTTATCAAGATTGCCCACGACATCCTTGAGGCCCTTGTTGGCTGCATTCATCAGCATTGAGAGCCCGCTAGCTGTGCGACCGGCTCCCCCTACCTTTTCAGACCCATAGATATAAGCCGGAATTCCTGTAACTTCCGATGCCTGTTTGAAAAAATAGTCATAGGCCACTCGAAGTGACTCAAGAATCATATTCGGCTGAAAAAACTCAATCGGCATTCGACCGCTAGCGAATTGCTCCGCCTTGAATTGCCATATTTTCCAGGGAAACATAGTCTCAATATCCATGCCAGGCTGTAAAAGATCGGTCAAAACAGCAACTTGAGGCCCTGAAGCTATACCACTATTATTGACCATGGCTCTAGCAAATGAATTACATATTTTCTGGATATCATCCATCAACTCCGGCACGCCCTCGCCCCAGATACTGTCAGGGTTGTCATCATACGAGGCCGAAAAATAAGGCCGACGGCTCAAAGGATCTGAATTTAGCATAGCAGATATTACCGTATCGCCGATCAGCCACGCTTCGACGTTATATTGATCGGTAGCTACAAGACCATCTTCCATCCCCCATTCAATAAGCTTGTCGCCTGAGACTGATCCCCAAAATTGGAGAGCATCTATTAATTCGCTCCTGCCTGCCTCTATTGATTTATTTTCCAGTTGTTGGCGCTCTTGATCGTTTGCGAGCCAAAACTTTAATTCTCCCATTTCGTAACTGGAGAGAACTGACCTAATGGCCTCCTCACTGTATCCTTCCACACCTATCAAATCATGGAGGGCCTGCCTTGAAAGACGATGTCGTTCAATAAAATCTCCTTCCTGAATATTTTTTGCCGTTCGAGAAGGATAAATATCAAAAGGACTTATGCGTTCCCAGTGCTTTTTAAGGACTTCGTTTACTATCGGCTGTCCCTGTTCGTCCCACTCAAGAGCCTTTTCCATGCGAGTAACAGGCCCCTTGAGTACACAAGCAGGGAAAGTGGTTATATCCCATAATAAAGCGTCTATTGCCATGTAAAAACCTTCTTCAGTAAGATCATCATGAATTTCAGTTTCCAGTTCTTCATTTTCCGTTTGCGCCTGATCTTTTAGCTCTTGCAAAACATCATATTTATATTGTTTTGCCTGTTCCTTAAAGGCATTTTCATCGAAATCAATGCCTGCTTGCTGGTGGATCATAATACTCTCTTGATATCTGGCTGCTATCTCGGCAGCTACCTCTTGTTCGGCATCTCCGGGCAACTCCGGCACAGGCGTAGGGATAACTGCAAAAGGCTTTTCTTGTGAAAGAAAAATATCCTTCATCCAGGATTTGGCCGCTCGACACTTCGTTTTGGTCAATTTGATAAATACGTCTGTACCGCCCTGAGCCGTAATCATTGCCTGGGTTGCGGCATCATATACCCCTTTGCGAAGACGTAAACATTTTAACAAACGGGGCTCAATATCCTGCTCTTTGGCTGACTTGTGATCCTGCCACGTAGTCTTTATGTGTGCAGCCAAGGAGAGAATGAGCGGTTGACTTTGCTCATCTTCAGCCTCTTTTATGGCATCCTGGTCCTGTTGTAACAGCTCGTCGGCTGACTGGATAGAGACAAGACCTCTGTTGGAGGTGGTCGCTATGTCTGATGTTATAAGATCTGGCATTATTGAATCTCCGACAAGATTATTTTCTACTTCATAGACAAACGAAAAAACTATTTTCTCCAACATCAGACAATTTTACAACATTATCAACAGTTTTTAGCTTACCAGACATAATTTCCTCTCACAACTCTCCGTAATCCCCCGCAAATTTTAGCAGGCTGAATAAAAGGTGTCATGGCACAGATTAAAGCCATCATGGCTGGAAATCGGTCTTGCTCTGTCTGTTTACGGTCCTCATTTGTCATACTTTTCAACTGACTATACATAATCGTTTCATTCGGAACGCTCAATGCTTTCTCTTGTTGCCATTTTTGTACTGATAATATTCCTACTAGCCAATCTGTAATTAACGCAGGTTGTAGACTAAATAATGCCAACCCTGGCCGTTTCGTTTTGTAATCATTTAAAGCTACCACAAAAGCCTTGTTTGTACCATCAGTACCCGGCTTATAAACCACAGCCGGATTATATTGAGCGTAAACTACCGTGCAACAACACTTTTTTACTTGCGCGGCCAATCCATCGAATAACGCAGGCAAAAGCGTGTGCTCTTCTTCGGCAATAATTTCCACCGGTCGATGCTCAACCCCAGGATTGACAGGTTCTCCCAGTTTGTCGGCCAAAACACAAAAGTATCCATGTTTTTCGGCAGTCGGCCAGGCCAGCCCAGTTACAATCTTCGAAGACTGAGAAACTGAATCGTCTTCATATTTTACGAGATACTGACCAAGCTGTTTTACGGTTTCTTTTATTGGTTTCATAACCCAGGGAATAATGCCTCTACGTTAAAAATATCCATTAATGCATATTTACAGGCGTCCCATCCATGGTTATCTTTGTCCACAATCTTTTCTTTAAGGTTCTGATTGATCTGTGTCGCCCCACTAAAATCAGCAAATCGCAGACGTTGCAATTCCCACCAAAGCCATGAACAACACTGGAAAACTGTAAGCAATGGATGCGCAGGATCTTGCCATAGTTTACTATTAAGTTGCTCATAGCAAGCAAAATCACGCCCCGGCTGTCCCGGAGTCAGTACTACACCTTGCTCGGTCATCAAATCCGCTATACTCATCAGGCCCTTGCTGTCCCGTGCCTCTTGGGTCCGATTCCATAAGCTTGGATCGGCCACAATCTTAAGGTAATCGTTGTAGTATGGACAATTTTTAATGCCTTTGGCTAATGCCTTGTACCCTTTCCGTGCACGGAAAGCCTTATCTGACTCATCATGCTTTTTGGGAGGCTCGTAATACTCCCAGATAATCTGAATATTATCGTCTCCATCCTGCGCCAACAACTCAAAAGCAGACGGATTGCGAGTACCATAGTCAAGGCCGGCTATCAATCTGAGTCCCTGGACCTCATAGGGCTGTATAAATATCTGGTCCTGATATTGAAGTAAGTAGGGAAATAGGAGCTGGCCACCGTGAGCATCGAAGTCGATTTCCATCTCTTTTAGCCAGCGCGGATCAGTTTTGCCCTGGTAGCCTTGGAATTCGGTGGTTAGCCAAGTTGCACCTTGCGGAGTATCCGGGTCTTTGTCAGGATCAGCTGAATAATGAATACGCACCATGCGTATTCCTTCGGAGCTAATCCCGGTTGTGATGCCTTTATGTTCTGTTTGTGTTAACATTTCAACATACTCTTTGAAAAATGTCTGCGAATGCTCCCGGATTAGCTGATGATATCGCTATTAATTGTCCGCCCTGCTTTGCAATCGGAAGCATAGCAGTATACGCAGAATTGAATTCCGGCTGGAAGCAAGCTTCATCTGAGATCACGAGCGAAGGCGTATAACTGCGTATTTGATCTGCACCTTCAGGAATACCAACGATTTTTGAACCATTAGGAAACAACAATTTCCCATATGCAGGCTCAATCCCCTCATCCTGTAACCAAAAAGGCAAATGCTTCTCGATGAAGGATATTCTGGCTGCATTCCAATTTTTGCCAGACCGGCCACCGTTGAACACGAGATTCACCGCATCTTCCTCTTTTTTGGATTGGAGAAAAATCAGTCTATGAGGCGCTGACTTGGCCACAAACAGCGCATAAACGCAGCACAGCCACGTCAACATAATCTGCCTGGACTTGGCTATAAAATAGATAGACTGTAGTTTTTTGTACCACATATCCAACAGATAAGCAATATGAGGCTTATCGGGGAACGGCTTAACTGGGTAGTTCTCGTCGTGTTCGTCTTTGGTCGAAACCCAGGATATAAAACGTCGGGGATGCGATAAGGCATCTATCCTAAGCGCCGAATAGGCCAAGCGGAGATCGGCCTGACTCATATCTTGAGTTTTCGTAATTGTTCTATCTCCTCAGTTGAGAGTGTTGGCAAAAGTGGTGAGCCGTTTTTACCGGTATGCTCAAACTGTTGTTTTTTTAACCATCTCTCCGGGCTCCTATTATAAAGAAAAGTTTTGAGCGCGTTAGTGTCTGGAGGTATATGCCTTTTGACTACTTTAGTTATCACCATTTTTTTTTGGTCTTTTTTGTCAGGTTCAGAATATACCTCATTATAAAAATATCCCTTGAGACGTTTGAGAAGACTGGCTTCAGCTACCGTGATATGATATTTATCGCGCCCATCATCTATGGCCTTTTTGAACTCAGAACATTTTTTTCGCCATCGGTAAATAGTATCTGCCGTAACATCAAAATGCTCTGCCAAATCCTTGACGGAGGCCCCTTTAGCACAAGCCTTTTCAGCCTGTTCTATGTATTTTTCTTTGAGTTTTGAGCCACTCACTCCTTCTCCCTCAATATCCTATCATGAACTATATCTAACGTAGCCAGAGCTTCTTTTTTTGTCCTTTCGCTACATAAAGTAATTTTCCTTTACATTATGGATAGTTATTTGTCAAGTATATCACGCATTCACAATCCATTTTTGTTCTCGATATACCCGCCCTCTCGCCTTGGCCGATGCAAACAGAGGCCCTACCGGATCTTGATAATCATAAACCCTTGGCTTTTTCCCATCTACCGGCCGCAGGATACGACCGATCGTTTGAATCATCCGACCTTTGAATGAAATCGGCGTGGCCATAAATAAAGTAGACAACCCAGGACAGTCGAATCCCTCACCAATAAGCTGTATTGTGGATATCAAAACATTGACTTTGCCAGTTCGAACCTGCTCGACAATAGATATACGTTCTACAGCCTTTGTCTGACCTGTCAATATGCGGACACTTAAACTATTGTCAAGCAGGTTTGCAAGTGCAAGACAATGCTTAACACGATCAGAAACGACAAGGATAGTCGTCCCCTGAAAAATTCTGGCCTCTCTGAGAATGTCTTGAGCTATTTGGATATTGCGCATCTCATCTTGAGTGAGTGTGCTCAGCATCTTAGAATAATCATTTTTGAACTTATAATGAAAATCCGTCTGCCTAGTGATAATTTTGGGAACCAGGACGGCACCTATATTTTGGAGATTTGAAGAATCTATCTGGTGGACTAGAGGTCCAATGAACCAATGAATTAGCTTGGTTAACCGATCTCGCCTGTAGGGCGTCGCGGACAATCCTAGCATATAACGGCAATCGCAGGCCCGAATAATCGAACCAGCCATCACACAAGGAATCTTGTGAGTTTCGTCACAAATGACCTGACCAAAATATTGAGGCAACTCAAGGTGTTTACAAACCGTGTTAATAATTCCTACGGTCACAGGCTTAATCTTGTACTTACCATCGCCTATCAATCCGGACCCCACCCCCAAAAACTCCGCAATCCTATCCCGCCACTGATACAGAAGTGATTTATTATGCACCAGGATCAACGTCGGCTGACGCCTGGCCGCGATGATTTTAAGAGCTACTACAGTCTTGCCGGATCCAGTTGCGGCACTCAAAACTCCAAAGTCTTTACGCAGAATATCATCCACGGCCTGCTGCTGATAAGACCGCAACTTACCGCTGAATTTAAAATCAACCTCTGGCAAGGTACGGCGGTCATCCTGAAAAGCAATTGACTTGCTTGTAATATCCAGCGCTTGTCGCATAAAGCCGCGAGGGAAGTGGAAACCTCCATCCGTCTCAGACCAAAAGACTAGTTCTTTTTGTAAGTTGCCGGTCCAGCGCCCCTGACGCAATGCTTCCTGGTAGGCCGGATTTTTTATGGTCAATACGGACCGCAACTTTGTTAAGATTTGCGAGTCCGTATTGACCAAGGTACATTGATTATCAAGTAACAATTTCATTCTTTCACAGCATTCAATCCTTTTGCCATTGTTTTTTACCTCCATTTTTTTGTTATCTAACGCCAAGCATCACTCGCCTGCGGAGCAGGTCGAGTGGATGCTATTGTTAGGCCGCTTTCTTATTATATTTTTAGCTACTTTGTAAGTTGCTGAAATCATTGCAATGTTTTTTTACTTTTTTTTTAAAAAATGCATTTTTTTACTTGACAAACTATTCCGCATGGCGTATATTATGATCAAACAATAACAAAGGAGGAAAAGAAGATGAATCAGAAACAATCCCGACAATCTGCCAAAGCTCACTCTAGAACCAAGGGCGTCATTCAGAAAGGGGAAAGGGTATATTCCTTTCGGAGTGATATTGATAATCAGTATCATGTCAAGGGGACATATTACATCCAGGATGTGGGCCCTGAAAAAAGCTTCAGCCTTGGCGGAAAGTCCGATGTCAAGTGTTACATTGATGGGAACGAGCGCCAGAATGTCACCGATTAATTCCCACCAAGCCGCCGCAGCACTCGGCATCTCGCCACGACGGGTGCTAGCCCTGATCAAATCCGGTCGCCTACCGGCTGTCAAGGTCGGTAGGGACTGGATTATATCAAAATTTGATCTCAAATTAGTCTCCTCTCGAAAACCTGGCCGCCCCAGAAAAGCGGCCTAACTACCCAATATCTCAAACCTTTTTGTTAAACTTACTTTTTTGCACCGTTTTTGGGCAAAAATTCAGTAATTTGATATTGGCATAACAAATCACCTGTCTTTTTTTTATTCGGTCAAAATATTTTGATACACACCAATTTATCGCTGGATCTTCCCCTCTCTCAAACCGGCTACAGGAGCGACACTCCGAAAGAATTGGCTTTTTTGCACCGTTTTTGGGCAATGTTTGAGGTTTTTTGTGATTATCATACTTAGCCTTGAATTGTTCAGCAAAAGTCATTCCCCCCACCTCTATACTACTCGCGCGCGCGCGTGCGCGAGCACACACATTTGGTTGTAAGATTCTCTCAAACCAGCATAGCACTAAGAAACCCTTGGTTGTATTTTTGGTTGTATTTAGGTTGTATTTAGGTTGTAGATTAATTAGCATAAAAGTTAAGTCCTTAATATCATTATACATATTTGGTTGTAAAACTAACTAAGTGTCTAATATTGTTATATATTATTTTTACAACCAACTTACAACCTGTTTACAACCTGTTTACAACCTGTTTACAACCAAAAATACAACCATGAATATATAATAATAATAATAACTTAGCTGTTTTTTACAACCAAATAAAGGTATACGCGCGCGCGCGCGAGACAAACTACCTTTCGCCTCATTTTTTTCAAAACCCTTACAATTCTCCATTAAATATAGTTTCCTTTTTGATTTTTGAAATATATTGTTGAGATACTTTAAAAATTTTAACAATTTCTTTTTGTGATATATCATCTTTCAAAGCCCGGATAATTTGCTCCCGGATAGCACCTTTCATGTCTTTGAAAATCCAATCAGTTCCGATGAACTCAACGTCAATTGACCGTGCCTTTGGTCCGTAAAGATTCCGTCCTTTTTCAAATCTAATTTCAAATTTAGCTCCCTCCTCTTGAGAATATAAAACGTGTTCTTTCAGACTGATCACCGTATTCATAAAATCTTCACGCTTGCTTGCTCCACGCTGATCGCCTGATTTGCCTGAATGATGGATCAGAAGCACCGCTTTGTTGATGCCTCTCAATTGTAATAACCACTCCTGCATGGGCTCCCAGCCTATAGACTTATTCTCATCGCAACCCCGTTGCAGGACTGACAGGCTATCAATAATGATCAACTCTATATCCTCAGTGATTCCTGCGTTGATTCGTGCCTGGCCCTCTGGTGTACCGATATTAGGTATGCCGTGAATGTTAAGCCCTGCCGGATAAAGCCGGAGTCTTTTCAGCGGCGCCTGTCCACTATGATTGGCTATGATCCTGGCGAACCTGTCTTGAAGCTCCTTGGCGCTCATTTCCCCGTCAACATAAAGGACGCCTCGTGGCTTAGGAGCTTCCCAATTTAGAAATTTGATGCCGGATGCAACCGCATAAGCTATCTCGCATGTAATCAAAGTCTTGCCCGCCCCTCTTTTTGCGTGAATCATGCAAAGGCCCTGAGTGGGTAGCCAGGGGTCCATAATCATTTCGATGTCTGGTATATCCATCAAAACATAATCTGTAACGTCGATAAAGGTATCTTGTTCCTCAAGAGTCTTCCGCGTCTGTATTAACGGTAACTTGCCTAATTCGTCTGGATCGTGTTTCTGTAGAAAGTCGAAGACATCATCACCGGATCCAAGACCTAGTTTTTTAATATCCACAATCTCAATAATTGCCGGAGGCATGAGGCCTTCAAGCTGGGCAACTACACCATCAAGATATATCTGTCCGGCCTTATCATTGTCTTGCCATATCCTGATTTTACGACCGGCCAGTGGGGACCAGTCTGTATATGCCGGTGATCGCGTTCCTCCTTGGGACGTAACCGCTAACCGGCGAACTCCTTCTGGTAGTTGCTGTAGGACGTCGGCACACTTTTCGCCCTCGACGAGCCAGATCGTAAGACCTTTTGGAGCTTTTC